GCCACCGATTCTATCAAAACCCCCGATAAGGTTTAGCTCTTCGGCCCGCCACGCGGACGGTGAGCCCATCGCGGGTGTCCAGCAGTCCGCCGCAAGCTGTGATGCAGGAATAGCGCAACAGTTATTCACCTTTAATGCCACGAAACTTATTAACGCCATGCCCCACCTCAACGGCTTCGCCCAACCCGACGAATTTCAGGAAGACGTGAAGACCGCCGTAATCCGGCTGGGATGGCGCGTGGAAACCGTGGAGAAAGCCCAGCAGGCCGCGACCGCGGAGAGCAAGGCAGCAATCGCCGAAGTGGGCTCGATGCGCAATCTGCTGTGGTCCATTTTAGTGGGCGTGATCCTCACCTTGATGAGCATCGTCCTGCCGAAGCTCGAACTCTTCCGATGAACGTTTATGGCTTACCTTCCTGCTGCCTCGATTGTGGATGTGCTGTTTGAACAACTGGCCTACCTGCTGGCGCACAACACGGACGGAAACTGTATAACCGAATGCCCGATCTGCACGAGGCTCGACCATGTGTCGAGGACACTGATGATCCCATTCAACCCGCACTCATCGTAGAAGAGAAGCGGCCGTTTTTCGTGTGGTGGGAAGACCTCCCCGAATAGTCTCTGAACATTCCGCTCGTCGGGGCGCGGTTGTACCAGCCCTGTAGTGGATGTGCTTCTGGTGGCTGTCAGTTCAGGGTCTTCAGTTCTTCAAAGCCCAATAACCGATCCATCATCCCGTTCGGAATTGCCACATCGGGAGCGATCTCCAATCCAAGTACTTGGCCTCCTGGGTTGATGCCGAGCGCGTGGGCTCGCTCAATGGCAGTGGTTATACCCTGGGCGTAAACAATCACGCCACCGAGAAAAGCGTTCTGCTCGGCAAAGCTCAGAATAGAACCGGCGAACCGGCGCTCGCCGCTCCTCGGCGATTAGTGCGGCCTTACGCTGGTGCCACTCTGGCGAACCAGGAACAGGCATCGCCCTTCATGGTAGCCCGGCTCCAGCGTCGCAATGTAATGCCGCGCCAAACGATACGCCCGCGAGTTGATTGTCCGAACAAAAGAACTTTTTGATGCCACGACCAAGCAAAACGGATATCGAACTATTTTTAGATGACGCAGATGGAATGGAAGGCATCGGCCTTTTACTGCGTAATCCGTCGATCATCGAGCATCCGGAAAACACCGATGAATTGGTATCGGGCTGCAAGCTCTCGGCGGACGACACCGAAATCCTGATCTTCCAGCTTCAGCGGCATCTCGACATGCTTCGAGAAGACCGATAAACAAAAACGACAATGCAGATCACTCCCACGCTTATCAAGCTGCTCGACCGGGCACAGAACCCCCGTGCCATCCGGGCCGCCTGCTGGGCGCTCGAACGAGCCACTGGAATCAAAAGCACCGAGTTGGTGTTCAGCACCGGCAGCGGTTCTGCGGACTGGTACGCGCGCAACGGCTACCGCTTACGGGGATGGAGTTCGTTTTCCTCGCACGCCGGCAAAACCATCTCGACCGATACGGCGCTTGAATCCTCCGCTTATTTCGCCGGGGTGAAGCTGATCTCCGAAGACCTGGGGTCACTCCCGTTCTTCACTTACGAGCGCTCGCGGGACCGCAAGACCATCGAGAAAGCCTACGGTCATCCGCTCTACCGCACGCTGCACGATCTGTGGAACCCGGACATCGCAGCCGGAGAAGGCGTCGAAGCGCTGACGGCGCACGCGCTGATGTACGGCAACGGATACGCGGAGAAGCAGAGCACCGCATCGACGACCTATCTGTGGCCGTGGCAGCCGGAGCAAACCCGGCAGGACGTGGACAGCCGCGGCAACGTGGTGTATCTCAACTCCGCCAGCGGACGCGAAAAGACGTACGGACGCAGAGACGTATTCCATCTGAAGGGCTGGTCGCTCGACGGCATCGAGGGCGAAAACATCCTGAGCCGCATGAGGCATGTACTGGGAACCACCCTGGCATCGGATGAATTCGTCGGACGGTTCTTCGAGAACGACGCGACTCCGGGCGTAGTCATTGAACGCCCCGCGGGCCTTCCGGCAATGAATGCGGAAACGCTCCTGAAGTTCAAGGAAGCCTGGAAGCAATGGCACCAGGGCCTCGCCAATTCCCACGAGCCGGCCGTTTTACAGGACGGCATGCAGATCAAGAAACTGGCTGCCACCAACCAGGAAGCGCAGTTGCTCGAACTCCGGCAGTTTCAGATCGCCGAAGTCTGCCGCATTTTGCGATTGCCGCCGCACAAGCTCTCCGATCTGACGCGATCGACGAATAACAACATCGAGCACCAGGGCATCGAGTACGTGACCAACACCATCGGCCCCTGGGTGGATCGATGGAGACGGTCGGTATACCGCTGCCTGCTCACGACCGATGAACAACTGGCCGGGCGCGTCTGGGCGGAAATGGAAATCAACGGGCTGCTGCGCGGCGACTTCGCCACACAGGCCGAGGGCTGGCGCAAGCTGCTCGAAAAGGGCGTTTTCACAATCAACGACGTGCGGCGTCTGATCAACCTGAATCCGATCCCCGAGGGCGATAACAGTTTCGTGCAATTAAACCTGACCACGGTCCAGAACGTTGCCGCGGGGATGAATCTCAAGCAAGATCAACCCGGCCCCGAGCCGGTCACCGCATAAAGGCTCGATCCAGGATCACCGACCGAATCCCCTGCTCTGCTTTCTAGCCCAAAGGGCTTACCACTTTTTTCCCGAGGTTTCCCATGTTCAAAAAAGACCTGAAGTTCGACATCAAAGCCGTCTCCCAGACCGGCACCTTCGAAGGACTCCTATCGGTATACGGCGTTGTCGATCTGGGCAACGACGTAGTACTCAAGGGCGCGTTCACCAAGACCATCCTGGACCACGGCGGGGTTATTCCGATGCTGTGGCAGCACGATCCGGCGCAGCCCATCGGCACCCTGGAACTGACGGACTCCGACGAAGGGCTACAGGTCAAAGGAACGTTCCTTCTCGAAGTAAAGCAGGCGCAGGAAGCCTACGCGCTGGTCAAAGCGGGCGTGATCCGCGGCCTGTCGATCGGCTATGACGCGATCAAGAAAAACATCAAGGACGGCGTGCGGCAGCTTTCCGAAGTGAAGCTCTGGGAGGGTTCGGTAGTCACGTTCCCGATGCTGCCGGCGGCGCAGATCACCTCGGTCAAATCCGAGACCAAAGACGACTTCCTGACGGTGCTCGATGAGATGCAGACCTTCCGGCTGCGCTCGATGATGAAGGACTCGCTCTGCGAATCGCTCGATTCCATCGTCTGGGATTCGAACCTGACAAACGAAGAGAAGATCGCGGCGTCAGACGACAGCATCCGCCAGTTTCAGGACGCCTACGTCACCTTCCTGCCCAAGTTATTTGCCGCCTGGGAATCCTACAAGTCCCACGGCGACCCCAAGCAGTTCATGGCGGAGATCAAGGCCGGCCGCCGCAACAGCGCCGCCGACGAAGCCATGCTGCGCGGGATACTCGAAACTTCACTGGCACTCCTCGGCACGGAAGCCGCCACCGCCATTCTTGCGGAGATCGCAGGAACCGGCAAAGGCACTTCCCCCGGAGCCGCCGCTGGCACTTCACCTTCTGAAGCCGCCGCTCAACCCAGCCTCGATGCCGGTATGGACTCGAAGCTCAACGCAACCCTGGCCGGGATCCACTCGGCCGTAACCGGAGCAATCAACCAATGGAAATAACCGAACAACAACTGAGCGGCTTTCAGGCCGAGACGGCAAAAAGCATTAAGGACCTGTCGGACGCACTGACGCAGAAGGTCGAAGAGATCAAGACCAAGGGCGCTGTCGATTCCGAAACCAAAGAGAAGATCGACCGCCTGTTCACGCGGGTCGACCAACTGGAATTGCAGACCAGCAAGCCGGGCGCGCCAGTCAACGGCGAGCAGACCGAAGCCAAAGGCGCCGGCGACCAGGTTGTCGCCAGCGAGGCATTCCAGGCTGCGCAGAAGATGCAGTTCATGGGACAGGGCAAGATTGCCTTCCCGGTGAAGGGCTCGCTCCCGCAGATCGATATCCCTGGCCGCAAGAGCCAGATCACCACGGGCGGACTCGGAACCCCGACTGCTTCCGGCGTCCAGCAGTTGCAGCGGCTCCCCGGCATCACCGGGCTTGCCCGTCAGGAACTGCGCATCCGCGACCTGATGACCATCCGTCCGTTGACCACGGGCAACTCGTTCGATTGGATCAAGGAGCTGGCGCGGACCAACAACGCCTCCCCCCAAATCGAAGGAACGACCAAAGCGGAATCGACCTACACCTACACGGTGGCGTCGGGAACCGTGAAGACCGTCGCGCATTTCACCAACGTGTCTCGGCAGGCTTTGGATGACGTGAACTGGCTGCGCGCCAACATCGATTCCAACCTGATGTACGGCCTCAAGCTGAAAGAGGAGAGCGAAATCCTGGCCGGCGACGGCCTGGGTCAGCACCTCAGCGGCTTGATCACACAGGCCACCGCCCGCAGCTCGTCCTATGACGTGGCCGCGGACACCCGGCTCGACAAGCTCCGCCATGCCATCCTGCAGGCGCGCTTGGCCGGCCTCGGCACCTTCGCTCCCGACGGGATCGTCATGAACCCGGTCGACATGCACCGCCTCGAATTGATCAAGGTGGATGAGTCGGGCGCCAACACCGGCGTCTACATCCTCGGCGATCCCAAGACCGGAACCCCCATCAAGTTCGTTTGGGGCCTGCCGGTAGTCGAGTCCGATTCCATCTCCGTCGGCCAGTTCCTGGTTGGCGCGTTCTCGACCGCAGCCGAGCTGATCGATCGCATGGCGGCAACCGTCGTGATCTCCTTCGAGCACGGCACCAACTTCACCGACAACATGGCCACCATCCTCTGCGAAGAGCGGATCGGCCTGCCCGTTCGCCGGCCCGACGCCTTCATTCAAGGCACGTTCTAATTAACCCCCTAAGATGGGTAGCCCTTTGGACCCGAAGTCCAGAGGGTTGCCCGCCGCGGGTATCCCGGATCGCGGCAGCAAGTTTCACAGAAAACACAACCAAACATTTCTCATGCCTTTACTGAAAGCAATCCGCCAGCTCCACGGCGACTACGGAACCATCGCAGCCGGAGAACTTTTCGAGTGCGATCAAGAGACGGCCGAATCGCTCGAAGCCCGCGGCCTGGCCTGCTTGTACCGTCCACCTGTCGCACGGCCGCCGCTCGCCGGCAAGATGATGCCGAGCTTCGACAATAAAGCGGTCCAGCCGCTCGCGAACAAATTGAACCGCACCCAACCGTAAATCCCATGTCCAATATCCTGCCCTGGAACCACCGTCCGCCCGTGATCAAGGTCTACACGCCACCGGTCTATGAACCCCTGTCGTTAGCCGAGGCGAAGGCGCAGCTCCGGGTGGAGCAGGACTTCTCCGATGATGACGACTATATCCAGTTGGCGGTTGGCGCCGCCCGTGAATTCTGCGAAAAGCGGAAAGGCTACTGCTGGGCCGAACAGACCCTGGAATACTGGCTCGAAGAGTTTCCCTCAAGCGGCACATCGATTGAATTGCCGCGATCGACGCCGCTCCAATCCATCAACTCGGTGACGTACTTCGATGCCGACGGCAACGAAACGGAGTGGGAAGCCTCGAACTATCGCGCGGCAACGGCCCGCACACCTGGGCTCCTGGTCCCCAATTACGGCGTTGCGTATCCAACGTATGTGCCACAGCCCGAAGATTCTGTGAGAATCCGGTATGTCGCCGGACCACCGGTGCATTCGCCCGCCGTACCGATCCCTTCGTATTGCAAATTGGCGATGGGGCAGCTGGTGAATCACTGGTACGACAATCGAGGAACACAGGCATCGGACTTCTCGGTACCCAAGCCGTTAATGTTCTCCGTGGATGACTTCCTCAGCCTAGATCAGCAGATATTTTAAGAAACACAATGGATGGCTCTTCGGCCCGCTACGCGAGGGGTGAGACTTTGCGCGGGTGGCCAGCAGTCAGCCTTTCGGCTGCGAGCGCTCGCGGTATTTGAAGTTGGGGCTCGGGATCGGCAAGTACTGTGACGGCGGATCAGCGCAGTCGGCCACGTCCCCGCAGTCCTCGCATTTGCCGTGAGACACAGGCATGAAAAGCGCACGCCTGCCCGCATCTTCCATCCGATTCTTCAGGCACGGCTCGCAGAGAAACACTCGCAGCCATCATGCCCATTCTTGGATTCCCGCGTCAACTACTCGCCTAGCCTTGAAGGCGCAAAGAGAAACACATCTTTCTTATGTTGGTAAGTGCGATCATGCCCACCCGAGGGCGTCCCCAGTATGCCCAGCGAGCCATCGAATGCTTCTTCTCGCAAACCTGGCCGGAAAAGGAACTGGTAATCCTGGATGACGCAGATTGTCCGAGCTTCCCGATTGCACCGGCAGGCGTGGAGTATCACCGGCTGAACCGCCGCCTGAGTATAGGGGCGAAACGGAATCTGTGCTGCTCGCGGGCAAACGGCAACGTGATTATTCATTGGGATGATGACGACTACTCCGTTCCGGAGCGCATGGCCGATCAGGTAGCGCGCCTGGCTGAATCCAAATGCGGATTGACGGGCTATCACTCGATGCTGTTCGAGGACGTGGACACGGGCAAGCGCTGGAAGTACCGCGGGCATCACTTCTACGCGCTGGGAACGTCCTTCTGCTACACGCGGGACTTCTGGATGGCGCATCCCTTCCCGGATAAGCAGACGGGCGAAGATGGGTACATCACCTCACGAGTGGCGGGCATTCTTGCGGTGGACGCAGGCGAATTGCTGATCGCCACAATCCATAACGGAAATACGTCAGAGAAACGAGCTAACTTGAACACCGAAAACTGGGTGGCTGCATGAAGCTGAATCTGGGCGCGAATGACAGGCGCTTTCCCGGCTTTCTTTCGGTCGATATCGTTCCGCCGGCGGATTTCCTCGCGGATCTGACGCAGCCGTGGCCGTGGGAGGATTCGTCGGTCGATGAAGTGCTGGCCTACGATGTCTTTGAACACCTCCAAGACAAACGCCACACGATGAACGAACTCTGGCGCGTGCTGAAGCCGGGCGGCAAGGCGACGATCCAGGTGCCTCATGCAACCGATGGGGACGGCGGGCATTGCGACCCGACGCATGTTTCGTATTGGACGACTTCAGACTTCGAATACTTCGTGAAGGGCAATTTCGCGCGAGAACGCTTCCGCAACTCTGCCTACTATGGAGTGAAGGCGGATTTCCGCATCGTCAACCTGGTGAACGGCAAGATTCCAACCCAGCGGTTCAACCGGTCGTTCGGAGGGTACGTGACGGAAATTCAAGTCGTGCTGGAAGCCGTAAAATGAACCGCCTTTCGGTCATCATCCCCAGCCGCACGCTATCGAACCTCACGCCATGCGTGGAAGCGGTTCGCCGACATGAACCGGATGTAACCATCCGCGTGGTGTGGGACAGGAGCAAGGGCAACCGGGATCTGGTGTCCTGCGTCCATGTCGATTCGGTGTATGGCGTCACTGAGCTTTTCAACTTCAGCCACAACGTCAACATTGGCATCAACGCATCGGGATCCGACGATATCTTGCTGTTGAACGACGATGCGTTGCTGAATTCGCCCTTCGGATTCTCGCTGATGCAGCAGGCGGCCGAAGATTATCCGGAATTCGGATTAATCGGCGCCACGTGCAACAACGTCGGCAACCCGAACCAGTTCCGGAGCAACATCGGATTGCGGGTGGATCCGCGCATGGTCTGCTTCGTGGCGGTCCTGATCCCGCGGCGCACGATTGAAACCGTGGGCCTGCTGGACGAACGTTTTACCGGGTATGGGATGGAGGACGATGACCTATGCCTACGGGTGCGCCAGGCCGGATTGAAAATCGGAATCCACGACGGCTGCTACGTGGATCACGGTAGTCTGCGCTCGAGCTTTCGCGGAAAAGCCGGCGCGGGCGGCGACTTCAAGCCAAACCTGCGAAAATTTATCGAGAAGCACGGCGTGGACAATTGGGGACACACGAAGAACCGGTCGCAGTTCAAGGAGCTGTTTCCCGCATGAATCAGATGCCGCGAGAAGTACCGGTAATCGGTTGGCCTGGACGCGAAGGCGAGATGCGGGCCGTCGAGCCGTACACCTTAAACCTGATGGTCTACGGAGACGGCGAACGGTTAATCACGCGGGCGACCCGGATCATCGACCGCCTGATCTTAGAAGGGCAACCCTACGGAGGCGATTGGGCCGCGCTCCGCTGGCTGGAATTTAAGGGCTACGCGCGTCGGGTTGCATTCGAGATTCGCGGGCGTGTTTTCGGCGATTTCGTATGGGAACCAACCGACGAAGGCCGCGCGTTTCACAGGCAACATGCCGCTCCTGTGGGGGAATGGTGAACCGCGTGAAACTCGCGGTGATCGCCGGCGGCTGGCACTGGCCGTTCCACTTCTTCGCATCCGTGGCTACACAGGCAACGGGCGCGGATTTGTTCGCGGTGGGCCACCGGTCCCCGGATCTTCCGAAGGTGCGGGAAGAGAAGCTATATATTCTCGAAACGTTATCGGGCGAGCTGGGCGAGCTGGACCGGGAATTGTACGGGGCGTATGCGAGCTCGTCGATTCTGCAACACCTCGGCTGGCAATATCAGGAAGAGCCGAACGTGTGCGGCGACTGGGGCTTTTTCAACCAGTGGCTCGAATCGCACGACTACCGGAAATACGACCTGATCCTGTTCTGCCACGATGATACGTACTTCCGGCCCAAGGCGGACCTGTTTACGTTCCTGCGGAATTCGGTCCCCACGGTTCAGGAGATGAGGGCGTTGATCATTTCGCACAGCAAGTATCCGCAGGCGCCGGCAGGTTACCTGCGCGGCTCATTTGAATTCTGGACCCCGGAAATGCTCGACATGCTGGGCGGCAAGATCGATCTGGGCGCGCTGGGCATGACGCGGGTGGGTCAAACCGACACACCGGCTGGAATGGAAGCCCTGTCGTCCTGGAATTCGACGTGCGATCCGTTGCGGCGGTTCATGACCGATCGGAAATTGACGGATCGGATTGCTTATCTGTCGCACCACTACCGGATTTCACCTTGGGTCATTGAAGGGGAAAGAGGGTTCCTCAGTTACCAGGGTGGGGCTCCATGGAGCTTTCAATCTGGACTGGAAGCCTACCCTATCCCCAACTCCAACAAGAGGGATGGCTCTTCGGCCCGCCACGCGGAGACGGAGACGGGCGCGGGTGGCCAGCAATGAGGCTTCAATCTGCGATAGTCTCAAAGCCATAGCCATGAACCGCGGCACGCTTGACGGAATGAACGACGACCGCAGCATCGCGGAAGAGTCCACTCTATTCTTGGATGTGATCACCGCATACAAGGCCTTCCGAACCAATAGCGTCAGCGGAACGCAGCATACAAGGCTCATCATCAATCCTGAGGTAAAGCGTAAAGTGATGGCTGAAGCCAACCGGGCATTAAGGCCCTACGCGCTACCGGATGACCAGCCGTTGCTGACCTTCATGGGATGCGAGATCCGTATCGACCCAAATGAACCGTCATTTCGCTTTGAATAGTTGAAACCGTCCTGCTGATTCTTGGTTACCCGCGCCCGTCCATCCTCTGACGGGAACAACGCCAACACTTTGATGGCTCTTCGGCCCGCCACGCGGAGACGGAGACCGGCGCGGGTGGCCAGCAATGAGCTTCAGGCTGCGATAATCAAGGGCATGAACCGCCGAGAGGTATTGAAGCTTCTGGCTGCCGCTCCGCTGGCTGGAGCATTGCCCGCGCTGCCGGTTGAACCGGAAGAGCGGTGGTATGCCGGATCATTCGACTATAAGGCTGGCGTATTCCGCCCAGTCCTATTGATCTTAACCAAGGGCGGGCGCTGTACGCTGAACGGCCGGACCATTAAGCGGGTGTGGTTCGCGGATACTCACGCGGGAATCGTCAAGACGTACGACGTGTTCGGAGACGGCCAAGCGCGGCTTACTAGGCTGATCATCCCGATCGCACAAGACAAGCCAGTGATCGTCACGGACGGTACGGTTCAGGAGACGCCCAGCCCGTACCGGGAGAAGCACGCTGGACACATTACGGTCAGTCGCGGATACCTAACGCGCAGGCAGTATCACCCATCAGACTTTCCGGGGCGGGAAGTCGAATGCCCTCTTGATGGCGTCCTGAGTGAAACGCTGCGTGGCGAAGTCCGAATCTACGGCCCTCGAAGCAAGTACATCCCGCGCGTCTGATCCACAGCTTACCGCTCATTCTTGGTTCCCCACGCAAGGCCGCTCTGCAAACGTAGCGGCGCAAAGAGAAACATCTTTCCAATGTCTGTGAAACCTATTGTTTTAATGCAGCCCTACGTCCCGGAGTCAGCCAAGCAGGCTGTCATGGACGTATTGAACAGCCGCTTCATTGGCCAAGGCCCTAAGGTCGATGAATTCGAGCGCGAGTTCTCGCAGTTGATGTACGGGCGTCCCTCGGTCGCAGTGAACTCCTGCACCTCGGCGCTGCACCTGGCGTTCCTGCTCGCGGGCATCCAGCCAGGCGATACCGTGCTAGCCCCATTATTCACCTGCACCGCGGCGAACGAAGCGCTGCTCTATTGCGGCGCGAAGATCCGGTTTTGCGATGTGGCTCCGAACAGTTTGAATATGGACCCGGAGTCCGTGGGCAAGCAATTGGACGGGGTGAAGGCAATCTCCGTCGTGCATTATGGCGGCATGCCGGCCGATATGGCGGGGATCGGACGCAAGACGCCGGTAAGCATTCCGGTGATCGAGGATTGTGCGCAGGCGCTCGGCGGCACCTACCGGAACTCTCGGGTGCCCCTCGGTGTCTGGGCTTCGTACGCCTGCTACTCGTTCCAGGCTGTAAAAACGGTAACGACTGGCGACGGCGGCATGCTGACCCTCTCGCCGTGGCCGGGAGACACCGAAGCCGCGAAGGCCAAGCGGATGCGATGGTTTGGAATCGACCGGGCTGCCAAATTAAACGGCACATGGGCCAATGACATTACGGAGCTGGGATACAAGTACCAGATGACCGATATCAGCGCAGCCATGGGCCTGGAAGGGCTGAAAACGCTGGACTGGCAGGTGGAGCACCGCCGCATCCTGCGTGGCGCTTATGCATGCGGATTGACCAACGTGGACGGCATCCGGCTACTGGACGACGATCCCCAATCGGCCTGCTGGCTCTGCACGGTGCTGGTGGACCGGCGCGAAGAGTTCCGGCGCGCCTTAAAGGCGGAAGGCATCGAATCGGACCAGGTGCATTACCGCAACGACCGGTATTCGATCTTCAAAGAATTCAAGGGCGAGTTTCCGAACATGGACGCCATCGACCAAAAGTACCTCTGCCTGCCATTGCACATGGGGATGACAATTGAAGACGTGGAACGAATCTGCGAAGTCGTCCGACGGGGCTGGTAAAAACGCCTTGGCTCTTCGGCCCTGAACGCGGAGAGTGAGCCCGTCGCGGGTGGCCAGCAGTCAACCTTTCGTTAGCAGGCGCGCCTCGCAATCGCACCACTCGGTGATAACAGTGCCAGGCGGCGGGAGCGTCCCTTCGCAGACAATCCGGTTGCACCCTGAGCAAATGTAAACGATGAATTCGTAGCGGCGCGCGGGTGGCTTTGCGGGAACGTCGGCTGCGGGGTTCATACACTCGCAGATTACCGCCCGCCCTTGGATTCCCGCGCAAGTAAAATCGCTAGCACGCACGGGCGCAAAGAGAATGACATCCTGGTTTTAAGCGCATGAATATTGTCTATACCGTCGTATTAGGAGGATGGGACTACCTCAGACCCCCGGAGATGATCGACCCGGATGCCCGCTATCTAGCGTTCGTGGATCAACCCATGCCGCCGTGCCCGCCGTGGGAATGTGTTCCGGCATATACGCCGTTTGCAAAGCACTCGCGGAACTCTCGCCTGCCGAAGATCCTGCCGCACCTGCATTTCGAGGCGGAGTATTCGATTTATCACGACGCTAATTTCTGCCTGAAGCGCTCCCCGGAGTATCTGATCGATCGCTATCTGCGGCCGAAAGAACGCGAGATCGCCATGTTCCGGCATCCCTGCCGGACCAACATCGAGCAGGAAGCGGGCGAAATCCTGAAGCACCCGGAATGGTTCCCCAACGTCAACCCGGAGGACATTCACCGGCAGATAGCCCGGTGGAAACAAATGGGGTCGCCGGATGGACTATGGGCAGGCGGTCTGATCATCCGTAAGCACACCGAGGACCTGGCGGCGTTTAATACCCGCTGGTGGCGGGAATTCACACTGGGCTGCTCGCGGGACCAGTTCTCGCTTCCCCTGGCGCGCCATGCGGCCGGCGCGAAGATCGAAGACATCCAGGGCGACATTTTTCAGAACGATCTGCTGGCGTTTCACTGGCACTCCGCGTGGAAAGACAAAGCGGACAACCCGAAGATGGCGATGCGGTACGCGCAGTGGCAGTCGGAGAATCACTCGGCCACGCTGGCTCCTGCCAGGCCATGCCAACAGTTGGAGGATCTATGCCGCGGCTGAGCGGCAATGCTGGCTTACTGGCCACGTTTCTGCTTGTGGTGGCACTCTGTGCGGTGGCTGCACGGGTGGCCCTATGGATGGTCTGGAAATGAACACGCCGCCAATGGTGGGAATGCTCCGCGTCAGAAACGAGGCGCGCTGGATCGAGGACGTGATCACGTCCATTCTGTCCCTATGCGATCCGATCTTCGTATTGGACGATCACTCGACCGACGAGACGCCGGAACTCTGCCGCAGATTAGGCGCGACGGTGATCGACTCGCCGTTTGCGGGGCTCAACGAATCGCGCGACAAACAATACCTGCTCTCGGAATGCGTCCTGCCCTTGCAGCCGGAGTGGGTGATCGCGATCGACGGCGACGAATACCTGACGCCCGATTCCCTCCCGCTGATTCAATCGGTAGCCTGCCGTTCAAACGTTTCGCACTGCTCGTTCCGCGTGCTCTACCTGTGGGACCGGATCAACCAGATCCGAACCGACGGGGTGTACCGGGATATGCGGCGCTCTTCCATGTTCCGCGTCAAGGGGCAATCCGGCCTGTCGTTCGCTTCCACGGGACACGGGGGGAACTTCCACTGCGGCAACATCCCGCGGGGCTTACAGGGCATTGGCGTGCCGCTTGAAGCGAAGCTCCTGCATTACGGCTACCTCCATCGGGAAGACCGGATTCGCAAATACGAGTGGTACCGGGCGAAAGATCCGAACTCGATTGCAGAGGATGGATACCGGCACGTAGCACAAGGCGACCTACCAGAAATCCCGGCGGAAGTGAAATTGAAACACGCAGGACCGTTAAGGCTCCAAACCCTTTAACGCTGGATGGCTCTTCGGCCCGGCACGCGGAGGGTGAGCCCGTCGCGGGTGGCCAGCAGTGGGCCTTTCGGCTGCGACCGATTAAAAGGGGAGTTGCCCAACTGACGGTCGCCGCCAGTAGCCGCCCCAGGTGCTCTGAATGTCCGGCGCGGCCCGCTCCAACGGCTGAACCAATTCTCCGAGTTGCCACAGTTTGCCTGTCCGCTCGGCAGTCCGCACAATTGCGGCCCATTTCTTCAGGTCGGACAGATTACGCCCCACCGCCGTGAAACCAGGATAGCTGCCGTCGCGATCGAAGTCAGACTCTGCCACCCAGCGGCTACGGCGACCAATGGACCGGTGGAATTTAAATCGTGGCACCAGCACTCGCAGCCATCATGCCGACTCTTGGTTCCCCGCGCAAGTAAATCGCTAGCCTGACTGGCGCAAAGAGAAACACAGCGTTTTTGTTCTTCCCATGCCAACAGTAGATTGCACAATACGGGCCGGTCAACTGCGCCATAGATTAACTTTCTATTCGCAGACGGTCACCAAATCTCCCACCACTGGAGCGGATACCCAATCCTGGACCATACCCTTCTGCACGGTGTGGGGAGCGATGAATCCTTCAGGCGATCCCAAGGCCTTCGAGCAGAACCGATTCACTCAGGAAGACCACGGACAGACGGTAATCCGGTACCGGAAGGGCATCATCGAAACCATGCGGATGAAATTCAACAACCGCTGGTACGACGTATTGGATGTGCTCGACGTAAACGAACGGCACATCAAAATGATCCTCACCGTACGGGAAGTCCATAACTCATGACCTCGGAAACCTACCCGCAATTCCTGCTGGCTCTGTGCATCTGGCGCGAAGCCCGCGGCCAGTCCCGCCTGGCCAAGCTGGGAGTCAAGCACGTGATCCTGAATCGCGTGGCCGAACCAAAGGGGCCGTACCGGAAGTGCAGCGACCTGGTGCGTACGATTCTGGCGCCGTACCAGTTCTCCTCGTTTCTCCGCGCGGACCTGAACTCTTCCCGGCTGCCGGACCCGAACAGCGCGGGCGACTGGAAGGCGTGGCTCGAATGCTGCGACGTGGTGGATTCCACCGAACCCGATCCGACGGGCGGGGCAACGCACTATTTCTCGGTTGATATCATGCCGCCGGCCTGGGCTGAGCCCTCCATGTTCACCAAAGCGATCGGTGCGTTCCGCTTCTTCCGCATCCCATGATTAAGTGCGCCGCCGTCCTCTGGAGACTCGCCCTGACCGCACTGCTCGGCGTGATGGTCTGGGGCGCGGTCTTTTTACCGGACTTCCTCGAACGGCAGATTCAGCGGGAGATGGGCGCCACGCGATCCGATGCGATGCTGGCGATCGACACGACGCGCCGCGAATTGCTGCACGAAGTGGCGAACCTCCGGCGTGACGTAATGCACCAGGCCGACGCGACGCGCTCAGAATCGCTTGCCGCTATTTCCGCTATTGCCGCTGTTGCTGATGCGCGACTGGCGGACACCACCGGAAAGCTGGACGCTCAGTTGACCGCGACCCGCGCGGACCTTCAGCCTGTACTCGCGAACGCAGTACAGCTCACCGGCAACGCCGCGGCATTGACGAAAGACGCGCAGAACTCGCTCGATGATCTGTATTGGGATGTGAAGGCGTCTGTGGAATCGGCAACGGTTACAATGCACAGCATCGCTGAAGCCTCAGCCTCGATTGAGAAAACGGCACAGTCGGTGCAAGCTGCCGTCCCCCCTGTTCTGGCCAATATGGAATTGCTCAGCAGACAGAGTGCAGGAATCGCGACAGACGTTCACACGTTCACAACGGCAGCTACCGCACCAGTGCCCTGGTACAAGAAGGTGGGAAGCATACTATACGGCGGTGCAATGTTGGCCAGCCGGTTGAAATAACTGCTGTGGCTTTTCGGCCCGGCACGCTTTCATGTGAGGCGGGCGCGGGTGGCCAGCAGTGGACAGTTAGCAGGAACACGAAAACACCATGCCTTCGCGGTCTTCCGCAGACACCTTCGTTCCCGTCAGCGCTTCGTAATTGTCCCAGAACGAAACGCGGGTGGCCGCGTCCCACATAGCCTTTATGGCGGCCTGGGAATCGTGCTGAGTAAAAACCTCGCCGGTCCTAACGTACTCGTGGGCCGCGTTCAAAACATCGGTGTAGGTCAGGTCAACGTCGGCAGCAAATCTCCGAAACCACTCTTCTGCAAGCTGCGCTGTCGATGCCCCTTCCGAAAATGCCGGGTGCTGCCACTCGTGACGAAGCGACGTGACGGTGTTCGGGTACAACAGCAGATAAAATCGCTCGCCCTCAAACACTGCCCCTTTCAAAAATGGGTCAACTATTCCGATGGGCTTGTCCATCACACCAACACGTTCGCCCTTAAAGCCGACGTGCTGACCGGGGCTCAGTCGCTCGGCGGCGACGACCGGAGCAATCGCGATATGAACGGCATCACGGGCCGCGTCGAATGCAGCCAGTTGCCCCAGATTTACGGCGTTCGTAGGCACTCGCAGCCATCATGCCGACTCTTGGGTTCCCGCGCAAGGGGACTCGCTAGCCCGAAAGGGCGCAAAGAGAAACACAATGTGTTTGATTCCGGGTCTTCCTCAACATCTCCATTTGGTGAAGTATGCCTACACGGTAATCGGTGAATTCTACCTGTGTGGATTCGAGGTAAAGCGGGCTGAGGATATGGATCTACGCTTCCTGGTGGAACCTGCACCGGGATATGAATTCGTCCAGCGCCCGATGTTTTCGAATAGCTGGGCCGTGGAAAAAAGGAAACGACCATGAACAAACTGAAATCTCTTCTCTCGAAGCTCCAGGGCTTCTTCACCAGCGGCAAAGCGGAGCATGCCTTCGACACCGTAGCATCTCTGGTCCCCAAGGCCCTGCCGATCGTGCAGGCCATTGCCGCGGCCACGCCGAACAAGAGCGTAAAGGAAATCATTGGCCTGTTCTCGCAATATGGGGTACCGCTGGCGCACGAGCTGCTGGACACCCCGCCTGCGATCCGCGGCTACGCCTTGCTGCACCTGGCGACCGAAGAGCTGGCCAAGCAGGTACCGGGAACCCCGACCAACCTCCTGAATGCGGCAGTCCAGTTGGCTGTCACCGCAGTTAAGGCCGGGTAATGGGGCGCTGGAAAGCATTTCTGGACAGCCTGGCTTCCTCTGGCGGCACCATCCTCTGCCTGATTTTGCTGACCCTGCTCGGCTACTGTATGACGATGCAGCGGCTTCCTAAAGGGGAAGACGTTCTCTATCTGGTGCTGGGAGCGTTCATCGGAATCCTGAAAAGCGCACACGGGAAAGCGGAATAGCGTGCCTGTCCGCAATATCGCCCGCGGCGGCGGCAAGAAATTCAAGGTCGATATCCAGGGCCTGAAGGAACTGGAGACCAAGCTGAGAGCCCTGAAGATGGACAACCCGCAAATCGTGGGCGAAATCTATCACGTCGTGGGAGCAGCCGCCGATAACCTGCGCGACGACATGCGATCTGCGGCGCGTTCGGCTGGGTGGGGAGCCGAAAAAGCCGTGAGGCGGAAAGGCGTGGCCACCACGAAGGCGATCACGATGAAGACCTTCCAGTCGTCAGACGGCAAGGTCCTTACCGGTGACGACGCCATCAATTCAATCTTCTCTTTCGACGAGCCACGGGGCGGAACCAACAAAATCAGCGCATTGGCCGGGCTCAATAAAAAAAGAACTATGGTCCGGTGGAAGGCCGGAAAGCACCCTAAATCCAAGAACGCCAAAGTGGCGCCTGGCGGAGAAGTGGCTATGGCCTTCGCCAGCATGCTGGAGTTCGGTACGTCAATCCATCGCTCCCGCCCTGCGATTCGCAAGGCCGTGCAAAGCGGCCGGCAGCGCATCATCGACACCATCGCCAAAGGCTTCACTGCGCTCATCGAAAAGTACTCCAAATAAAATGGATGGCTCTTCGGCCCATTTATCAGGGGTGAGACGGACGCGGATGGCCAGCAGTGGGCCTCAAGGGCTGCGGATTACTGGTGTTCGCTGCCACGCCGAAAGCCGTAGAGGCTATCCCCAGTCGCGCTATTCGGACACGCATCCTTTTGGACGAACCCGCAGCCACTCACAGCTTACCGCCGACTCTTGGATTCCCGCGCAAGCCGCTCGCCTAGCCCTGAGGGCGCAAAGAGAATAACCGCTTTTGAGTTTTTATGACCCCCGAACAGATCGTCTATCAAACCCTTACCAACGATGCCGGAATCAACGCCCTGGTGGCAGGCCGGATCTCGTCGATGAAGGTCATCTTAGGGGCACAATTGCCCTGCATCACCTATCAGATGATCGGGGCGCATCAGCACTACACCCATGATGGTCCGGACAGCATGCAGGACCCCTCGGTACAGATCGACTGCTGGGCGCAGGGTACGGACTACGACGGGCTGACCGCGATATGCACCGCTGTCTTGAACTGCCTGGCTGGAGCAGACTCACCGAGAGTCGGCAGGCATTTCTTCATTACGGATGCCGGGACGGACATGCTCGAAGAGAAGGGCACCATCGCGCGGAAAAAGATCGAAGCCATCGTCTGGCACCGCAATACTTAGATTGTGTTTACGACGTGCCCGCGGTTTTGGTTTTGCCTGATTTCGCGACCTGGGCGCGCCTGAGCGCGGCGGCGCGGATATTGGCGCGGCCGGCTGCCGACATCCTGCGGCGCTTCTGTGTGGTTCTCCCGATTGCGGACGTCGCGCTTCCCGTCGCTGCCTGCTGCTGCTGCTGATCTCCCCGCAACCGGTGGAGCAGTTCCAAAGCCTGCGGAATATTGCGGGCGCGGATTTCGAGCATCCTCTGCCCCTCGTTCCAGGTGACACTCTCGCGCTGCTGTAGTGTGGCTGCCATTTCAAGATTCTCCCTGACGCCAAGGATAACCGAGTTACCTCATGCAATGCTGTGGCCCGCTGACCGAAATCACGACGCACGCCGATATGATCCCGGTCTATCTGTGCCAGGAATGCGGCAAGCAGGGACAGCCCAATGCGTTTCCCGAACCTTCAGAAACACCCACTGAGCCGATAACCCGGACAGGCCGCGTACGGTATGCCGTGGCCTCCTGGCTCGACTCTCTCGCAGTCCGTATCACGCCGCGTGACTGAAAACAGGGAAGCTCTTCGGCCCATTTATCACGAGTGAGAATTACGCGGGTAGCCAGCAGTCAACCTTTCGGCTTCGTGTCGCAAGCATCGCCGCACGCCGTACAGACGTAGTAGCAGGTAGCCGCGCCGAATCCATCGTTATCACCGCCTACACGCACCGGCGCATTACAGCAGTCCGAGATGCTGCTGCGCACCAGTAAGCGTGCGGCCTTTTCTTTGCTGCGCGCGATAGATTCCGGAGTCATTTTCGCTTCGAGTTCTTTGAAGTTGCGGGCCATCCACTCACAGCTTACCGCCGACTCTTGGTTCCCCGCGCAAGCCGCTCGCTAGCCTGACTGGCGCAAAGAGAATCGCCTTACTCAAGTTTTTTCGAAGTCTCAAACCGTACGCCCACACCGGGCAATTTCAAAACACCAATAAGGAGCACCACAACACATGGCAGGTATTTTCGCTAAAGGCACCGGCTTGTACGTGGGCGACGGGGCCAGCCCCGAAGCGTTCACGAAAGTCGCCAACGTCAAAAGCATCGACGGACCCTCTTACAAGGTCCAGGTGGTCAAGACCACGACTCACAGCACCGTAGGCAACTTCGAGGAGAAGGCCGCCGTTCTGATCGACGCCGGGCAATTGAAGTTCACCGCGAATTTCGATCCCGACGATCCAACGCTGAACCCGACCACCGCAGGCTCGCTGTTTTCGAGCATGCAGGCTCTCGAGGCGGTGAACTTCCAGCTTCGCCTTTCCCCGGGCAATCCGAATCACCAGATGATGACCGGCCGAGGCTTCATCGTGGACCACGGCTTCAAATTCCCCGTGGACAATATTCAGGAAGCGACCATCGCCATCGAAATCGACGGCGCCCTCACCTGGACCACGTTCACACCGTAATCATTTCTCCTCAACGCGTCCGGGCAAATTGAGGAGTTCGCCCGGCGCGATCTTTCCCCTTTCCTGATTTCCAAACCCAAAACGAGAACAACAAACCAAAATGACGAATTCAAAGAACTATCCCACTACGCCGGTCGAGATCGAACTGGCCGACGGCAAAGTCCGGCATCTCCGCTTTTCACTCGGAGCCGTGAAGCGCATCAAAGAAAAATACGCAGCCACGCCGGCAAACGAAACCGAAACCGCAGCCGCCTCCGGCAATTACGCCATGGTGATCCAGGGCCGCATCCTGGGCGCGATCGGCGGGAAACCCGAAGAAACCCTGCCCTACTTGCTGATGGAAGGCCTGCTCGAAAAAGAAGGGCTCACCGAGCAGATCATCCTGGATGAGCTGATCACCGGGCCGATGGTCGATAGCGTTTCGCTTGCGGTGGTAGAGGCTTTTTTCGGCCCGCGTCTGGCGGGGCGGCTGCGAGACCGGACGCGCATC